ACTTGTGGAGATACTTCTTTTGATTTAATTCCACCTTTTTGTAATGCTCTTACCAATCTAAAAAGTCTTGCTTGTTTTTCTGTTTTTGCAGGCATATACCAATAAATATAAAATATTTATACTTCTTTTCATTTTATATTATATTTATTAAACAAATACATCATTATTTGATGTGACGGAAATTTATCTTCTTTGGAGTTCTTCAATAACTTCACCAGGTGAAATAACTCACCAACAATAAGACAAAAATAAGAAAGGTTAAAACAAATTATGAGCGATCTATTAAAAGAAAGTATCGCAGACGCTAAAGCAGTTCGTGAAACTGCATTAGCCAATGCAAAAACTTTCCTTGAAGAAAATTTCAACGCTAGCATGAAAGAAATGTTTGCTGAAAAACTCAAGGAAGAAATGGCTGAAGAAGCCGAAGTAAACGAAGAAGAAGGTAAAATTGAAGAAAAATTAACCTCTTCTGGTATCGGTAAAGATGACGGTCTTACTGCAAAAACACAACATCCAGTAAAACCATCTACCGCTGCAAGTAAAAACACAACTCCAGCTGGAAGTCAAGAATTTGATGCTAAACTTGAAGAAGAAACATCAGTAGAAGAAGTCGCTGTAGAGGAAGGTGCAGAAATTACAAGCGAAGAACTAGATGAAATTCTAGCAGAACTACAAAGTGAAGTTAGTGAGACTGAAGAAAAAGAAGAAAAAAATGAATCTTTAGAAGAAGAAGAATCTGTAAACTTAGATGAACTTCTTGCTGAACTAGAAGCTGATGAAAATGCTGATCCAGCAGCTGCTCAAGCTGCAACCCCAGCTCCAGCTCCAGCTCCAGCCCCAGCCCCAGCTCCAGCTGCAGCTCAAGAACCAGCACCAGGACAAGTTCCTTCTCCAGTAGCTGAAGGGGACGATGATGTAACTACCGATGAAATGGCAGAAGCATTAATAGCAATTAACGAAGAAAACGAATCTCTCAAGAAACAATTAGCAGAAGCTCTAAACACTGTTAAGTATATGAGAGGCGTTTTGAGCGAAACCAACCTATTGAACGCTAAATTGTTGTACACCAACAAATTGTTCAAAGGTAAGAGTTTGACCGAAGACCAAAAGTTGAAGGTCATCAACACTTTCGACTTGACTAAGAACATTCGTGAAGTCAAGTTGGCATATACCGTTTTGGCCGAATCATTCAATTCCGGTGCATCAGTTGTCAAGAAAAAGACCAATACAACTGCTCAAACTATCACCGAAGGTTTGGCAAGCAAACCAGTATCCAGTACAAAGCCTGAAGCTACTATTGTAGAACCTCAAGCTGAAGTAATGGCTTCAAGATTCCAAAAACTCGCAGGAATTAAGAAGTAATAGTTTGCGAGTAAAACCAATTAGAAATTAAATAAGGAAAAATATTATGAGTATGGATGTAAAAAGTCTATTGACAGGAAATATGAATCCACAAGCCAAATTGATGGCTGAAACCCGTGGATTGCAAACCAAGTGGGAAAAGACAGGCCTCCTAGAAGGTTGCCAAGGTGTTGAAAAAGCACACATGTCAATCCTATTGGAAAATCAAGCTAAGCAATTGCTAGACGAAGCTACCACAACCGGTACCTCAACCAGTTCAGAACAATGGGCTGGTGTAGCTCTACCATTGGTACGTCGTGTATTTGCTGAAATCGCTGCGAAGGAATTCGTAAGCGTACAACCAATGAATCTACCATCTGGTCTAATTTTCTATTTAGACTTCAAGTATGGTACAACCGCTCCAAACCAAGATTTGCGTAACTTGAACAATGGTTCTTCAAAGACCACCCGTGCAGGTAAGCAATTGAATGATAGTTTGTTCGGTGGTACAGGTAAGAAACTTGGTTCAACCGATGATGCTGTACGTGGTCTATACGGACAAGGTGCTTATGCATATTCAGTTCGTCCAGTAAGTAGTTCAGCTATCACTCTTACATTAAAACCAGCTGCCAGTGCACTCGGTAATACAATTCAAACAGCTTCTTGGAATGACGTACAATTCGCTGCTGAATTGAGTTCTTCTGTAGTAGCAAAGAAATTGTTCAAGGTTATCATTAACCATGATGACAATACTAGCGGTCTAGCTGCAAACGGATATGTATACAATGCTGATTTGAACGCTGTACGTTCTTTCAACTTGATCTCCGCTTCTGTAACTCCAACCGCTCTACCAAGCAGTGGTTTGGTACTAAATACCTATAGCAAAGCAATTAACACTGGTAGTTTGGGTGATCCATTCTATCAATCTGTTTACATCGTATCTGCATCTAACAGTTTATTTGCCGGTGCTGCAAACAAAGTAAAATTGATCTATAGTCTACAACCTACCGATAACCTACGTGGTGACTTCGAAGCTGGTAAGACCCCAGGTGAAGGTTCTGGTACCTCTGGTAACGTTGCTACACAAAGCATCGATACCGATATCAGTATCCCAGAAGTTAACTTGGTACTAAACAGCGAACCAATCGTTGCTAAGACCCGTAAGTTGAAGGCAGTCTGGACCCCAGAATTGGCTCAAGACTTGAATGCATATCACTCCATTGATGCAGAAGCAGAATTGACTGCTCTATTGAGTGAATATGTATCTATGGAAATCGATCTCGAAATCCTAGACATGTTGAACGAAGCCGTCGAAGGTGTAACAACCGAAGCTTGGAGTGCCCAAATTGGTGTTGAATTCAGCAAAGCCTTGAATGCAACAACCGGTGAAGCAGTCTTCACACGTAATGCAAATGCTTCCCCAAATCGTACTGCTTACGTAAAGAGCACCTGGTTCCAAACTCTAGGTAACAAGATCCAAAAGGTCTCTAACACAATCCAAAAATTGACCCTACGTGGTGGTGCAAACTTCTTGGTCGTAAGTCCAGATGTTGCAACCATCCTAGAATCAATTCCAGGATACGTAGTAAACACTGATGGTGATCAAGCTAAGTTCGCAATGGGCGTAAGCCGTGTTGGTAGCTTTGCTTCTCGCTTCCAAGTTTACAAGAACCCATACATGACTGATAACGTAGTATTGGTTGGTTTCCGTGGAAACAACTTCCTAGAAACCGGTGCTGTATATGCTCCATATATCCCACTAATCCAAACTCCATTGGTCTATGATCCAACTAACTTCACACCACGCCGTGGTGTGATGACTCGCTACGCTAAGAAGGTAGTGCGCCCCGAATTCTATGGAAAAGTTATTATCGGTGATCTCGATACCGTATAATACTTAGTAGAAATAAAATAACTCAAAAACCCCAACAAAAGTTGGGGTTTTTTCTTGCATTAATAAAAAATAATTGACATTACCATAGAACTTGTATATACTTATATTATATGAAAAGTGGCGTATACAAAATAACAAATGTTAAGAATGGTAAGTTTTATATTGGTTCTGCTAAAGATATTGATCGTCGTTGGTGGGAACATAAAAATGATTTAAAAAAGAATAAACACATTAATCCTAAATTACAACACGCTTGGGATTTTTATGGGGAAACTAATTTTGATTTTATCATTTTAGAAAATGCAGATGAAACCGTTTTAGTTCAACGAGAACAATTTTATTTAGATATGTTTAAACCCTATATGCGTGATATAGGCTATAACATTACTCCAACTGCCGGTGGAGGGGATAATTTTACACATAATCCCAATAAAGAACAAATTATTAAAAATATGACTGTTGCAAACAATGTCGGTCATATGCACGGTAAAAAGCATAGTGAAGAGGCTAAAGAAAAGCAAAAAGAACGTGCTGTAGGACGTTATACTTTGGAGTGGTTTGTTGACAAGTATGGAATTGAGAGTGGTACGATTAAGTACAAAGAGAGAAATGAGAAGTTGGCTAATCGTAATATTAATTATAGTTACGATAATGGATTAAAAGGTAAAAAGCGTGGTGCTATGAGTGATGAAATGAAGCGTAAGATTAGTGAACAAAAGAGAAATTTTGCGCTTAGAAAGAATGAATTTATTGATGATTTAAAGAGTGGTAGTTTTAGCAACAACGAATTGAGTGAGAAGTATGGAGTATCATTAACCACAATTAAATTACATAAAAGAAAATATTAGTTTTTTTCGAGATTATATTTATAATATATGTATAAAGATCGCTTATTTGAAAATGTTGGGGGAAATGTATTTAAACTAAATACTCCCAGTGAAAATTTATTAGTTGAATCTATTTTTTTAGATAAATGGAAATCAATTATATCTGATTTAAAAGCTGCAGCTAAAAGTTTTGCAATGAGCCCAGAAGGACAAAATATTGCTAAATCACTGGACGTAAATCCCCAAGACAAACAGAGTATCAATAATTTTATAAATAATATTGGTAACAAACTACCCACAACAAATACTAATATTTCAGAGGGTTCGGATCGTGGGAATATTGGTGATTTAATTATGTTTTTTTTCGATAGAATGCCTGGCAACAGTTATTGGTCTAAAATCACAGGTGCACTTGCTGCTACAACAGGTGCAAATATTCTGGGGACATATCTATATCAATTTTATAAAACAACAGATAGAGATTTTTATAAATTTATGTCGGATAAATTTAACAGCCAATACTTTGATAATCTAACAACGATAAAAAATGCCGAGTTATCAAATGTGGAGATAATAAGACCATATTTATTCCCAATCTTCGCTGTGCTTTCTATGGCTTATATAATACTACTTGCTATTGATCTTTATAAAGATTATAAAGATTCCAATCGTGAAAAACAAGTGGTTCATATAAAAAAAAGTTGGTTAAATAAAAAACGTTAATATATATAATATATGACTAAAAAAGAATTAAAAAAACTAATCAAGGAAGTAATTAACGAAGCTAAATTTGATGATATGCAAATTAACTCTCCTAATGATCTAGATTATAGTGATGCAAAACCGGGCCAAGTTGTTACTGTTCAAGAAATGCAAAGTTCTGTTAATATGCTTAAGAAATTTTTAAAATTGGGTCAGTATGTGCTTCCAAAAAATATGTTAAGTAGTTTTAGAGAATATATTACAGATATTGAAACCGATCTTGCTGAAATAAGTCAATTACAAAGTGCTACACCATTCAACAAATATAAATATTTGGATGCTATTTCTCGTTTCAAAAAAACATATGGTAAAATTATTAAACCATAATAAATTTGAGTAAAACAAACCCTCTATCGAAAGGTAGAGGGGTTTTTCTTGCATTACTCAAAAAATTCGTTGGTAGAATTTACAACAATTTCTTGAACTTCTTCTTTGAAAGATGTACTTTTTAGATATGGCAATGTTTTATGCTTAAGAGATTTAGTTAACTTTTTATTTTCTATCTTGTTACTAATAAACTTGATATAACGATGTTTACCACTTTCTCGTTTACGCCAAAATGTTCTACCAATACGTTCTTTTAGTTTATCTACACTATGTGTCTTCCATCTTGCATATACACTTCTACTATGTATCCAGTCATAATTAGGAGGACCAATTAAACTAACACTATAATTAGGCATTATAGCAATATCTACGTAATTGTCTCCTTGATATAAAAATCCAGTTGCTTGATAGATTGTACCGGCGTGACCAGCTTCACTGTCAGCATAACTGAGTACGCACTTTATTTGTGGGTAATCTTTATTTAATAATCTAAAACTTTCAGCTATACAATAACTTTCTATATTCTTACCATATCCATCTTCTATCCATAGACGTGTTAATTCAAACACATTATCATTAGTTAATAGTGGGCTTATACTCGTACTAGCATTTCTACCTACGGCATTTCCATATACTAATACTCCTATTAGTTTTACATCATAACCACCAAAGAATGTACTCTCTACATAATCTTTATAATAAACTCCATATGCAACGGTACAAAGAGTCCATTTGTGTGTATAGTGATGTTTTTCAATAAGTGTTTTTGCAACATTCTTATTGATGCTTTGTAAATAAATTAATGATGTATCACAATACACTGACATTTTATCATGATACTATTCCTAATAATTTTGTCAATTTATTTTAACGTTTCCACTTCAATTCGACTAATAAATCGTTGATTAAATCTTTTTCATGACTGTCCATTTCTTTATCAAATTTTCTTAAAATATCTTCTAAAGAATATGGAACTTTGTTTTCTTTTTGTTTTTCTTTTAGTTCCTGAATGACATCAACGATCTTAACTAGTGGAGACTTATATTCGTCAACTTGATCTCTAGAAGCAAAATTTGACAATTCAAATGCTTTTGGAGTTAACATTTTAACCATACTCAACAATGTAGATCCAATCATATTGAATATACTGAATGCAGCTCCTGCAGCTGGATTTACCATTGATAATATACGTAACACTAAAAATACTACTGCAAATATGATAATTCCAGTTAAAGCACTAATAAAAAACTTTTTTAATCCCCACATAACCGCATTCAAACCAAACATACCACTCATACTATCCAATGTGGCTTTATTTGCATCTGCTTGTTTAGCTACTTCTTTAGCTTTTTCATTCATGTCCCACATTTGTTCATCATATTGATCTTTTAGTTCTACGTTTTCTTTTTGTAGTTTATTGATCAAAGCGTCTTTTTGAGCCAACATTTCTTCACCACGTTTACGTTCTTCAATTACAGCAGAATTAAGCAAGTCTACCATTTGTTTGACTTTATTTAATTCGTCAATATGTGGAGTACCTACTATAGAAATAACTCGTTCATTTAGATTTTTAGCTGTTTTAACTTCTGTAGGTGGGTTTGTAACAGCGAGTAACGAATGTTGAATACCAGCGGCTAATGTAGCTGTTTGTATTTTTTTGTTCTTTGTATTTTTGTCTAACTCTTCGATTGTAGTATCAACCTTTTTTTCTTCGGCTGCTATTTTGTCTTGGTTAGTAGTGACTTGTTTAGTTGGACCTACAGTTGAACAACTTAAAACAAAGAATGAAAACAATAATGTAATAAATGATAACCTTTTCATATTTATAAATATGATCAAACTTTCTTATTTATTGGAAAATGAACATTTATGTGGTATGGCACTTATTGAAAATACCAATATAAGTGATAATTTAAAATATCATTTAAAAAATAATCTTTCTTTAAGTGAAAATATCTTTAGAACTTATAGTGAGTCATATTTTGAATTATTAGAAGAAGTTCGTTCACTATATTACGAAAATAAGATTGAGTTATGTGATGCTGATGCCGAATTAGTTGAAAGTGATTTGGGTAAGAAAGAATTATTTGAAGGTAGAGAAGTTTATTTAGATGCTCCTATTGAAGAAGAAGAGGATCTTTTAATGGAACTTAAACATAGAGGGCGTACAGTTCATTTAAACAGACCTTTTAGAACTCCGGGTGGTCCTAAAAAGTATGCTGTTTATGTTAAATCAAAAAATGGTAATGTTAAAAAAGTAACATTCGGCGATCCTAATTTAAGAGTAAGAGGACGTAGTGCTGCTAGACGTAAGAGTTTCGCTGCAAGACATAGATGTAGTCAAAAGAAAGATCGTACAACAGCAGGTTATTGGAGTTGTCGTAGTCACCGCATTCGTAGTTTGGGCAACAAAGGTCGTGGTAAATATTGGTAATGAAATTGCCGTTTTCAGAAACTTCACTGGGTAATAATCAGTATATAAGAGAATTTAGTGCTGATGTAGATACTCATGAACTTGAATGGCATATAGATCGTGAAGATAGAACGATTGAAGTTATACAAAACGACGATTGGCATATACAATTAGATAATTGTTTACCAAAATTACTTAAAGAAAATGTTTTTATACCCAAAGAAACATATCATAGGGTTATAAAAGGAAGTGGTAATCTTATTGTTAAAATAACAAAATATAATAATTGAACTGGTTATTATACTTATTTATCTATGTTATCTTACATCATAGATATTTATATTTAATGAATTTGTATAGAAGGATTTATTAAAATATGAGCGTTAATCTTGATTCCGATAGAGTAAGGTGGCCTGGCAGTGGTAGTGCCGTAAATTCTGCTAGTGTTCCTTTTGGTTATTATTTAGGTGAATCAAATTGTTTAACTAGTTCAGGCGAAACCACTTTTGAAAATGATTGTAGTAGTAGTGCGATGTGGGCAGCTAAAAGATTAGGATATCCAATCGTTGATATCGAAATGATTGACGTAAATTTTTATGCTTGTTTCGAAGAATCTGTACTTGAATATAACCGAGTTATTAATGAATTCAATATTGTTAATAACTTAATCAACGTCGAAGGATTGCCTCAAAGTCAATATAAAAATTTAACTGGCTTAGGAGTAAAAGGTTCAGGCCTTCCATTTGTTGTACAACTAAGTAAACAATATGGAGCAGAAGCTCTCGTTGGTGGTGAAGTTGAAGTAAAGAGAAATTATATCAATATTACAGGCAGTGCAACGCCTGCAAATACTACACAAGTATATGATTTAAACGAGTTGATTGGTAAAGATATAGAACATTTAACCAGTTCAAGAATTGAAGTTAAAAGAGTATTTCATTATAGACCACCTGCTATAGCTCGTATATACGATCCATTTAGCATGACCGGTATGAGTTATAGTAACGTTTTACAAGAAATGGGATTTAGTGCATATAGCCCAGCTACACAATTCTTGATGACACCAATCTTTGAAGATTTGGAACGTGTACAAGCTATTGAATTTAACGATATGGTTCGTAAGAGTAGTTATAGTTTTGAAATATTGGGTAATAATAAACTTAGAATATTTCCAATTCCAACCGATAGTTTCAAACTTTATATCGATTACATTGTTGAAAGTGAACGTAACATTACTAATTTTTTCAGTGGTTCTCGTTATGAATATATTAGTGATCCCAGCGATGTTCCATATGAATATTGTACGTATTGTAAAATTAATCAGCCAGGTAAACAATGGATTAAGAAGTATTTCTTGGCTTTATGTAAAGAAACACTAGGTCGTATTCTTCAAAAATATACAACTGTGCCAATTCCAGGTGGAGAAGTAACATTAGACGGTGCGGAGTTACGTAGTGAAGCTAAGGAAGAAAAAGATACATTGCTT